GACAGGACTACTCTACTTTTACTTTGGTCGATATTAGCGTTCGCCCGTTCAAACAGGTTGCTGTATATCGCAACAACACTATCTCGCCTATCCTCTTCCCTAATATTATCTATAAGTATGCGACACTCTACAATCAAGCATATGCCGTAATAGAGTCAAATGATCAGGGTTCTGTGGTGTGTAATGGGTTATATTATGATCTAGAGTATGAAAACATTCATTTGGAATCTGCAGTTAAGGCTGATGCGATAGGTATTACAATGAATAGAAAGGTTAAGAGACTAGGATGTTCAGCTCTTAAAGACTTATTAGAGAATAAAAAACTCAGTATAATTGATGAGAACACGATATTTGAGGCATCAACATTTATTGCAAAAGGTCAGTCATATGAGGCCTCTGATGGAAATCATGATGACTTAATAATGAATTTAGTTATGTTTGGATATTTTGTTACGAGTTCACTATTTACTGACATGACTGATATTAACCTAAAAGAAATGTTATTTAAACACAAAATGAAACAAATAGAAGATGACATCGTACCCTTTGGCCACATCGATGATGGATCACAATATATTGAAGAAGAAATTAAAAAGCCAGAATGGGTAGTTGAATTCGAATCCAATGATATTGAAATCTAAATTTATATAAATATAACTATATTTGATAACAACCGTATTATGAAACTTATTATCTAAAACCGAGAGGAAGCCATGGCATTATTTACACCATCACAATCACCTGCGGTTGTTGTAAAAGAAATTGACGCTACGGGAGGAGTCCCTAACGTTCAAACTTCTACAGGAGCAATTGTAGGTAATTTCAGATGGGGTCCTGTTGGCCAACGAGTACTAATATCAAATGAAGCTGATTTGATAGATCAATTCTCGACACCAGACACCACATCTACTATCGATTTTCATAACGCATCATATTTCTTGCGTTACTCAAACTCACTGCAAGTTGTAAGACAAGCTACATCTGCAGCTAAAAACTCACACTCAACTACATATAAAGCTGCAGGTCGAGGACCTGGCTCAGTTGGATATGCAGTTCAAGCAATTAACAACAAAGCTATATTTGATGCTAACACTTCGTTAGACTCAGATGGACATACTTTCGTAGGAAGATTTCCTGGAGCTTTAGGTAATGGCCTAAGAGTTTCAATATGTCCTGGAAATAGTACAGCTTTTGCTGCTTGGGATTACGCATCAGCTTTCGATGGAGCTGGTGGTTCTTCTGCAATCGATTCAAATGCAGGAGGAACAGGAACAGAATTACACTTAGCCATTATCGATAATAATGGTGAGTTCACTGGAACAAAGGGAACAGTACTAGAAGCATATCCTTATGTCTCTGCTGCTACTAACTCAGTTCTAGCTGACGGAAGTACTAACTACGTAAAGAACGTTGTAAACGAGAGATCAAAGTATATCTATATGGTTAACTTCGACTCTGATTACACAGTCAACAATGCCGGTACCGCAATGAGTGCTGCTGCACAAAAGACATATGTCTCAGGTCTTACAGCACCTGTTCACTATGACTTTGACAGTGGAGCAAACTCCGCTGCATTAGGCGCGTCTGAAATCGCATCTGGTCATGATCTTTTCGAAGATGAAGAGGCCGTTGAAGTAGATTTCTTAATTGCACCTGGCATGTCAAGCAGAGCTGATCAGACAACAGTAACAAATGATCTAGTGGCAAATGCGATCGCTAGAAAAGATTGTATTGCTGTATCTTCACCTGCAAGATCAGACGTAGTTAACGTAACTAATGAGGCAACTGCTACAACAAACATCGTAGCTACTGCTGCAACATTCACTAAGTCTTCATACTTAGTAATGGATGGAAACTACATAAAAGTATACGACAAATTTAATGACCAATTTATTCAAATACCTGCTGCCTCATCTGTGGCTGGACTTATGGCCGAAACGGACAGAGTTGCGGCTCCTTGGTTCTCACCTGCAGGAACAAGACGTGGTCAACTTCTTGGAGTTACTGCTATTGACTACAATCCTAATAAGACACGAAGAGATACACTATATAAGGCAGGCGTAAATCCTGTCGTAAATGTGGCTGGATCTGGAGTGGTCTTATTCGGTGATAAGACACTATTCAATAGACCATCTGCATTTGATCGAATAAATGTAAGAAGGTTGTTCTTAACTCTTGAAAGAGCGATCTCTCAAGCTGCTAAGAACGTAATGTTTGAATTCAACGATGAGTTTACTCGAGCTGAGTTCGTTAACGTTATTGAACCAGTACTTAGAGATGTTAAAGCGCGAAGAGGTATAACAGACTTCAGAATTATTGCTGATGAAACAGTTAATACTCCTGCGGTCGTTGATCGAAATGAATTTATTGCCAACATTTTCATTAAGCCTGCACGTTCAATAAACTACGTAACACTCAACTTCGTAGCGGTTAGAACAGGTGTCGACTTTACTGAAATCGTTGGAACTGCTGGTGTATAGGAGGTAAAAAATGGCATTAGGAAGCATAGATCAATTTAAAGCTAGACTAACTGGCGGTGGAGCTCGAGCCAATCTATTTCAAGTTAACTTAAACAATCCTCGTGGTGGTTTAGGTGTTGATGTAGATGCAGACCTCTCATCATTCCTTTGTGAAGCAGCTCAGTTACCAGCATCGACTCTTGGAACTATCGTAGTTCCTTATAGAGGTCGACAATTAAAGATTGCTGGTGACAGGACTTTCGATCAATGGACAGTTACAATCATAAATGACGTTGAATTCAAACTTCGAAACGCTTTCGAAACATGGATGAACGCCATTGCAAATCATGCAGATATAGGTGGAACTCAAAATCCGGAACTATATTTTACAGATCTGCAAGTAAAACAATTTGATAGAGATGAAACCATAAAGAAGACATATAACTTCAAAGACGCATGGCCAGTGGACGTAAGTTCTATTGACCTTAACTATGGTGACGTTGATACTATTGAGAGGTTTACTGTAACTTGGCAGTACCAGTACTGGACATCTAATACTACAGATGGTGTTAGTTCAACAACCGCGGTTGTAGCTTAAATAAATACTATATGGAGGGGACAATTTAGTCCCCTTCATTTAAAGGAAAGTTATAATGGCTGAAGATAACAAAGGCTTTACATTATTTGGTTTTGAGCTAAGACGAGCACAAAAAGAAGATCCAAAGAAAAAACCATCGATAGTCCCTAAACAAGATGATGATGGAGCTGGATATGTTACGGCTTCTGGTTCTCACTATGGTCAATACGTAAGTATGGATGGTGATGACACCAAAGACAATGCTCAACTCATAATGAAATATAGAGGAACTGCGATGCATCCAGAATGTGACGCGGCCATAGAAGATATTGTTAATGAAGCAATCGTTGCTACTACTGAAGCTGGAGAACAATGTATAACATTGAATCTTGAAAAATTAAAAGTTAGTGACGGAATTAAAAAACAAGTACAAGAAGAATTCGATAATATTGTCTCTATGCTTAACTTTAATGAGTTAGGTCATGACATATTTAAGAGATGGTACATTGATGGAAGATTATATCATCACCTTGTGGTTAATGAGACAAATTTAAAAGGTGGCATTTTAGAAATAAGACCAATTGACTCATCTAAGATGCGCAAAGTTAAACAAATCAAAAGGAAAAAAGATCCTGCAACAGGTGCGAACTTAATAGAAAAAGTTGATGAGTACTATATCTATCAAGAGAAACCTGGTCAATACACATCTGGTGTAAAGTTAAGTCTAGACTCAGTAAGTTACATCACATCTGGATTATTAGATGAAACAAGAAAAAAAGTTTTAGGTTTTCTTCATAAAGCATTAAAGCCTCTAAATCAATTAAGAATGATGGAAGACTCTCTTGTTATATACAGATTAGCAAGAGCACCAGAAAGAAGAATTTTTTATATTGACGTCGGTAACCTTCCAAGAGGAAAGGCCGAGGGTTATATGAAAGACATCATGGCAAGGTACAGAAATAAACTTGTGTATGATGCAAAAACTGGTGAGATACGAGATGATCGTAAACATATGAGCATGCTTGAAGACTTCTGGCTACCAAGACGTGAGGGAGGTAGAGGTACTGAGATCTCAACATTACCGGGTGGAGACAACCTTGGTCAAATAGATGATATCGTATATTTTCAGAAAAAACTATATAAAGCTCTTAATGTTCCTATCAATAGATTAGAACAAGAATCACAATTTAGTTTAGGTAGAACTTCTGAAATTACCAGAGATGAACTTAAATTTCAAAAATTTATATCAAGATTAAGAACACGATTTTCAAAGTTTTTCTTAGACCTTCTTAAGGTACAACTACAGCTTAAAGGTGTTATCGTAGAGACTGATTGGGAAGAGATGAAAAATGATGTCGTTGTTGATTTCTTAAAAGATAATCATTTTGCTGAACTTAAAGATGCAGAACTTTTAAGAGAAAGATTACAGACACTTGATCAAATATCTCAATATGTTGGAACTTACTTCTCAAAAGATTATGTGATGAAAAACGTATTAGGATTTAATGATGAAGATGTTGAAAAAATGCAAGATGATGCCGAGAAAAATCAAGAGAGAATTGATAAGGCTACAGGAGATGAAGAACAAGAAGAAGAAATAGTGGTTGACTCAGATCTCACTATATCTGAAGATACTATGATAAAAGGTCTAGAAAGTGAAGTGAAATTGAAGGAGTTAGAAGTATTAGATTCTATTAACAAATCATTGAAAAAGTAGTGTATTATGTCAAAAATAATCAATGAAGCTCTACTAGCCTTACACATAAAAGAGCTACAAGAAGAGCTTGGTCGTCTAAAAAAATCTCAAGGAAAACAAGGACAAAAAGGTGAGCCTGGTAATCAGGGTCCTATCGGTTTGCGTGGTCAAAAAGGAGATAAGGGTGTTAAGGGCGATCTTGGTCCACAAGGTCCAATCGGAGAAAGTATAACTGGTCCTCAAGGTGAAAGAGGAGATGCAGGTCTTATTGGTCCACAGGGTGATGTTGGTTCACAAGGATCTCAGGGTGAACAGGGGCTTCAAGGTGAACAAGGTATACAGGGTGAACGAGGCCTTATAGGAGAGCAAGGTCTTCAAGGTTTACGAGGTCTTCAAGGTCAAAAGGGCGATCAAGGTATACAGGGTTTTATTGGCGAACAAGGTCCTATAGGTCCAGTTGGAGCTGAAGGACAAAAAGGATTAATTGGTGAACAAGGTCTTCAAGGTGAAAGAGGATTAACGGGTCCAAAAGGAGACACGGGATCAATAGGTCCTCAAGGG